CTATATAGTTACCTTCGGATGCCCCACGTTCACCAGCAAGATAAACCTTGCCTTCTTTCATTATTCCTGCAATACAAGTCATGCCTACCCCTAGATTTTCTTGTTTTATCTAGTATACCAAGAATATTTTAGTGTGTCAACTATGTTATTATTTTACTGTTTGACCACAGGTTGGACAAGTTTTTGCTTCAGAAACAGCCTCAGCAGGCTTTTCAGCAGGTTTTCCAGCACCTTTGAACTTAGGACGACCAAAACCTACAATTGAAACCATAACTCCTGCTTTATTTTTCTTATATGCACGAAGTTGTTTACAGGCTTCTCCACCATTTCTTTGGCTACCCTTTTTGTTTGAAGAAGTGTTTCCTTCAATACACCAAACGGTCCCATCTTCGTTATCTTCAATAACAATTCCGACATGAGATATACGATCAACGCCATCTGAGGGGAAATCAAAATAGGCAATATCTCCTGGCTCAGGATCAGCGATATCTCCATCAATCCATGATCCAGCTTTCTTAAACGCTGCTGCACCGTTTGGAGTATAAACTGTATTTGGAACTTTGACACCTGCTTCGTTTGCACACCACATCACAAAACTTCCACACCAAGGCTGGAAGTTTGCCTTGGTGAATGCTCCATACTTCGTTTCGTTATCTTTTGGACCTTCGATATATCCAACCTGTGATTTAGCTACTTGGATTAAACGAGCAGCAGTTCCTTTTGGAGCCTTTGCTGTTTCTGCTGGTACTGGAAAATCTGTCATAATTAATCCTTATCCCAATCTGTATCAACTGGTTGTTCTGATGGCATTGCACCATCAGGTTTCTTAGCAAGACGTGATCTTACCTCATCAAGTTCAGCATCAAGTTTATCTTCTGCCATTCTAATTTCAGATTCAACCTTTTTATCTGCTTGTGTATTCTTAGCATCCATTTCTTTATTATCAAGCTGTGCTTTCATAATATCTTTAGCACCAGATTGACCAATAAGAAGTCCAGCAAGTGTTCCTGTAATAAATGTTGCTACAGAACCAAGCACATTGAAAAACATCTTATCGTTTTCAGATTGTGCTCCAATTGGCTGGGTAACAAATAAAAGACCATAAAGAATTCCTACTGATGTAAGAAATAGAATAGAGCCTAATGTAATACCCAAAATAAATTTTAATCTAGCATCTAGATCTTGTGGCGTTAATCTTTCTTTAGCCATTTGTTGTTACCCCCGTTTTTTCCTCTTCTATATTAGTATTTAAATCTTTTGGACAAGTATTGTTTACATCACAAAGTGGTGGCTTGCATTCTGCACTTTCCCAATTTGCTGGATCTTGGCAAGGATAGCGATATGACCCGTCATAGCCACATCCTGTTAGCAATAGCCCTAAAAGGGCAAGTCCGATTATCCTTAGCATACCCACCATTATACCAGCTATTCTTTTTCTTCACGCAATGGGATAGTGACTAGCCATAGAGCAATTGAGATAATTGTTGCTATTCCTACCACTTGTTGGGCGGTACCTGTAAGGGTAAGCCAAGCAATAAAGAAGCCAAGTATAGTAAATACCTGAGCAATACTCTCAATTAAAGCCTTTTTAAGCCATACCATAAAGCCTTTTACTGCCTTAATAGATAGGTTTACTACCTTATTTATGATATTTTTTACCATGTCCATATTATAACCTCCTTAATGACATAACAGAACTAACTATATTTCCTACCAAAATAACAGGAATAACTACTTCCTGAACCTTTTCTCTTTGATCATCTGTCATATCTTTACCCCACTCAGATGGACTAAGTACTTTTTCTAAATCTATATTGGTTAATGCCCCTATTGGATTATCTAAAAATGCTTCCATATTTTCTTCTGTAATAGCATCTGCCAGTGTATATGGCATTGGAGCATCTATATTTTCTTTAGCTTTTTCAGCAAATGATTCTAATGCTTTTGCTACCGTTGGATTTGACTGTGCTAATTCTGCAATTAATACAATTTCTTTAGCCTCAATACCCAAACTATCAGCAACTACTTCTTTTTGACTGTCAGTTAGTTGTGCTAATAATTTTGCATCATTTTTACTAATTAAATTATTTAATTTATTTAATTCTTCTTCAGAAATTGCACTACCTGTGTTATTATTATCAGATGCATTATTATCAGAATTTTCATCAGGATCTGGATTTAGTGCAGGATTTTCTGGTTCAACAATTGGGGATTCATCTATATCCTCTTCAGGAGATTCAGGCTCTGTCACAGGTTCCTCGTTCTCCGATGGCTCTTCTATTGTTTCAGAATCTTCAGGCTCCGTGGCAGGATCTTGTGGATTTTGTTCTTCTGTATCGTCAGGGAATCTAGGGTCTTCTGGTGTAATAATTTCTGGTTCAACTTCTACATCTGGTTCTGGTAATGGTTCTTCTGTAGGTTCTGGTTCTGGATTAGTTGTAACTTCTGGTTCTGGTGCAACTTCTTCTACTGGCTCATCGCCATTAATAGATGCAATTAAATTATTTAGGTCTGATATTTCTGATGCTAGCTGTGTAGCCTGTGCTACTTCCGCTTGTACTTCTTCAGGTGTCGCTGGCTCTTCTGTTGGAGTTGGTGTTGGCTCTGGAATCGGTTCTGCTTGAAGAGTTGGCAATGGTTCTGCTGCTGATATTTGCGTAGCACCCCAAGCCTCTAAAGAAACAATTGATCCGTCATGTAATCTGACACCAGTTCTAAGATTATTATATTCTGGACCTTGATAACTATATGAAACCGCAAGGCTTCCTGTATTTGTAATAGCAACTAATATATTAACTGTACTTGGCTGTGCACCATAATTACCAAATGGAACCATATTTAAATTCATTTGGAATCCACCTTCAGAATAATAAATATCTAAACCACTTGTTCCGCTTACCCCTGGAAACCAATCCATTGAATATAATGAAATTGAAGGTGTAGATGGATAAGTCCAATATGTTCCATCTGGTTGTCCAAATGTAATTACTGAATTTGTTGTTGCATATATATTAGAGTATTGAACACCATCAAATGTTATTGTTGTTGCTATTGGTATTTGATAAGAAACATCGTCTCCAGAGCAGGTATCCATGTGATGAACTGTTGGTTCTATATCGCCTTCATATGCTGCTGCTATTGTTTGAGATTGAACAAAATTTACACATGTAGCATATGCATTTTTTGGAAAACCAAAAAGACTGCTAAATAAAATTCCCACCACTGCGGTTATGCGTAGGATTTTTTTATTTATGGGGCTTCTCCTTATTTAATTATTTAGATAACCATATTATACCATTATAAAAGAAAAAGGCGCAGATTGCTCTGCGCCCTAATCTTTAGTTTGTTAATTACTTAACAAGTGTGACCTTTGCCTTTGGATTCTTTGCGTTCCACTTCTTAGCAAGATCATTGAATGCCTTCTTCATATCAGCGATTGCCTTAGCATTTGCAGCCTTAACTGCATCTAGCTCTGTCTTAGCAGCAGCCTGTGCATCAGCAAGAGCCTTGTCTGCAGCAAGCTTTGCAGTTACTGCATCAGCCTTAAGCTTAGCAATTTCTGCAGCAGCGATGAGAGCAGCAGCATCAGCAGCAGCCTTAGCATCTGCTAGAGCCTTTGCGGAAGCAGCTTTTTCAGCAGCGAGTGCAGCATCAGCAGCAGCCTTAGCGGTTGCAGCAGCAGCCTTCTCAGCAGCAAGTGCAGCAGCAAGATCAACTGTTGAAACAATTGCAGATGCAGATGTTACTGCAGTAGCAAGAGTTGGAACAGCAGTTGGTGCTGTAATTGATACTCCAACAGCGGAAGATCCGCCAGTTGCTGGAAGTGTGACAATAGATGTGTACTTATTTGTTACAAGTGCATCCTGAACAGCAGTAGCAGCAGTTGCATTAATTGCTGTAAATGTTGGAGCAGTTGCCTTTGGATTACCAAAGATATCTGTTACTGTTGCAGTAGCAGTTACTGATCCACCAATATTTCCTGTTGCAGGAACTGAAAGTGAAACATTAAATGCTGGACCAGCAATACCCTTTACATAAAGAGTTGTGCTTGCACCAAGTACAGATACTGTAACTGCAGAAGCAGCAGTGCTTGTTGTATAAAGATATGCAACAGCAGTTGTTGATGCTGGAGTTACTGTCAAAGAGGTTACACCAGAAGCGGTTGTAACTGTAGAGCCAATTGCTGTAAGCAACTTGGTGTTTGTACCAGTTGTAGCAAAGGTTACTGGAGTTCCAGATGGAACAGTTGCAGTAAGAGTTAGTACCTCTGATGTAGTAGTAGCAGTATCACTAATGACATTGTCAAAAGGAACATTTACCGTAAGAGGCAATGCTGCAGAACCATCATCAGTAGCAACAGCCTTTGTTGTTACTGCTACAGATACTGTGTTGGCACTTGCAGGTGTTGCAACGATTGTGCCCAAAGTCATGGCTGCAACCAGACCAAGAGCGATCTTCTTAAATGAATTCATTTTTCTCCTTATAATTCATCGTATTTTTATATTAGTTTATATTCCCCAAGGTATTCTTGAACATTGTCAGGAATTTCCCCAGAATCCAATTCTACCATACCTCTTTGCTTCTCTGCAAGTTGAGTGGCAGATGACCAAGTATGAACCTCAATTTCTATATTAGAATCTCTACTTGTATGGGATATTGCTCCAAATACCGCCCCACAAACGGCATCTGCTAAGTCCTTAGATTTCTTGCGTGGGTGATCTACACGATTATTTTTCATAATCTTAAGCTCACTCATTTCTTCAAGCAATAAAGGAATCATAGGCATTGCAATTCTTTCTTCATATATCATCATGGCTAGGTCTTCATAGTGTTTTTTAGCAACAGAAACAGTATCAGTTCTCATACCTACCGCTTTTAATTCCTGCTGAATATCAAATGATTGCCAACGGTCAAATGAAACTGTTCCAATATTAAAGCCTTCTCTACGAAGATTCATTATCCATTTTTTAACTTCAGATAGGTCTACTGGGCCCTCAACCTTTGGCTCCCACCAAGCAACAGCATCAACTACAACAATTGGAGCAACCTGTTCGTAATCTTTAATAACCTGAATATTAACCCAGCGTTCAACATGTGCAATTGCTACTGCACACTTGTCATGCTTTTGTGCAAGATCGGCATGGATATAATAAACCTTATCTGGGTCTGGCTTAAAGCCTGGATCAAATCTTCTATGATTATCTATAGGATTTCTAAGTGTCATGCATCTTTCTAGCTTATCTTTTTGCTTAAAAAAAGCATCTGATGAATATGTTGGTGTACACAGAAAACGCATCATTGCATCACCAAGATCAGTTAAAAATGCAATCTTAAAATCATCAATTTTTCTAGTAGGATTTACTTCCCATGTAGGTCTTTTAAGAGCAAACATTCTAGGATATTTATAAGATTGAATATGGTCTTCTTCCCAGACTATTTCAAATTCATTGTCTGGTCCTTCTGGCAATTCTTCATTAATAATAAACTTGTGTCGTCTTTCTATTACTTCTTTTTCCATAATTACATCTTCATACCGTTTTGAAATGAAGTCACCGTTATAGCGTGGAAATGAAAGCAAAACTACTTTACCAAGATCTGGAAAACGAGAATCTACAGTACCACGAAATGCTTTATATATATTGTCAGCAGTTTTACCCTGCTCATTTCCAGTACCTACCTCTGTAGCAAATCCAGATATCTCATCTAGTACTGCCATAAATAGGTTAAGACCCTCATGAGATTCACGTTCTGAGTGTCCAGAATAAACAGTAATAGATTTATTAAAATCAATTGAGTTTACTTTAGCCTCATACCTACCAGCAAACCATGGGGACTTTTCAATTTTAGTTTTAAATCCTTTAAAAAAAACATTTTTAGCCTGTTCAGCATTTATAGCAACGTTAATGATATCTATTGCATCTCCACTTGGCTTTCCGAAATATCGGGCAGGATCTTTAAGACATAGTAACTTATAAACAACATAAGCACAAGCCACAGTAGAAACAAAGTCTTTACCACTACCTTTGCCAAGCTGAAGAATGATTTCGTTTTTAGTATATTTACTGTAATGTCTGTCACCTTTTTCTGTTCCATATAAATCATACAATTCTTCTTTACGGTAGATTTGGCTCATTGCTTCAACAATGTCATATTGTATTTGAGAAAGGGGTGGTTGCCCCAAATAGTCTGGAGATTCAACAAATGTTTTTACATCTACTGGATTTTCCTCAAAAGGATTATCTTTTAATACTTCTAGAAAATCATTGAACATTGTGGACAACGGTTATAACCTCGCCCTCTTTTGCTATTGAAGATAATCTTTGCATAATTAAATCACGAACCTGTGGATGCTCAGATGCGATATCTCTCAAAATACCGACCAAAACTTCTTGTCTACGCTCAATCTCAACCATTTCTTCTGCTAATTCTTTATTTTCTAATAATCCAGCCTTTTGAAGCATATCAATTCGTCTTGCTTCAATATCCATAACAAGTTTAATTGCTGCGGTTTTTGCAGTAAGATTTGCAGTTGTTGTAGCATCATCAATAACTTCGTATGCCTGCTGAATCAGCTTTGTATAATGTGCATCTGCTCCAACTAGTGCATCTTTTGCACGAGCACGAATAGCATCATTGGCAGACGCCATTGCTTTCCATTCATTAAGATGAGCAACTACACGAGTGCGTGGCAAATCCAATGTTTTAGAAATCTTAGTAGGGTCATTGCCCTTAAGATATTCTTCAACAACCTTGTTTACTTCATCAAGGTGTTTTACGATTTCTATTTCTGCGTTTGTCATATTTGCCTTCTAGTCTATTGATTTCATCTTGAATATAAAAGATAGCTTTTTTCAAATCTTCAATATGCTTTGATTCATCTTTAATACCAGCTCTCCAGAGATACTTTATAGCATTACCTATATTAAAGTTTCTGTGTCTAGTAATTTCAATTGCTTCCACTCCACTTGGATCAGTGGTGTAGTGGTAAGGATGATTAACCTGATCAACCTTAATAATAAATTTTTCTTTTTCGCTCATCGTTTTGATTTCCTTAATCCAAATTTAGCAAGGTATACATAAACAGTCTCTACGCTTACCCCACACTCCTTAGATATTTCTTCTGGGGACTTCTTGTCAAGGGTATATCTCTTACGAAGCCAAATTTCATTTGTATATAGTTTAGCACTCATTGCTGTCCTTTGTCAAGTTTAATAATTGGATCAAGCCTATCCCAATAACCTTTAGGATTACCTTGATATATTTGACCAGTTTCTCTATCTATTAAAAGCCATTTTGTTGGAGATAATGTTTTAATAGTTAAAATAACATCTTCAATTTCTTCATCAAACTCAAATTGTTTACGCATAATTTATAGCTTTCTGCCAATTATTGATAGCCCAATGACCTATACCTGCTGCATCAGCCACATCATAATCATCTATTTTTTTGTCATATGCTATTTCTAATAATTTAATTGTTCTTTTCTTTCTAAAATCACGCTCATATGATTTATACCAAGATAATGATTTACCAGGATTAACAGATCTTATTTGTAGTTGCTCTTCCTTAGATAATTTCTTATTGCCTAGATAGTTTTGCCATGTTATTGGGGATACTCTGCCTATTTCTTTTATACCCGCCAAACCAGCACCACCTATAATTGCTCCCTGCACCATAGCGAGATCTGCTGCAGTTTTGGGGGAATTCATAAAAACAGTATGCTCAATAACAATAGAATTAATCATATTATAGTGCTTAAACAAAGCGTTAGTTTTAGCAGTAGCATCTTGAACCTTTTCATAAATATTACTACCTTCAAAATTTATTTTCCCATACCCAGTTAATTGTTTATAGGTGTAAAATGCAAAAGCAAGACTATTTGTGCTAGCATCTATTGCACATATATGGCTTGGCTGGCTAGTCTTGCTCATAATCAAAATATCCTTTAATTTGTTTTAGCATTTTATCTACTGCTTTTTTGCTAACATTACAGTTTGCACAAAATCCATCATCATTATATATTGATAGTTGGACTCCACAACCGCCTATACATTTTCTTACTTTGCCTATTCTTTTTTGTCTACGAACTATGTGATATCTTTCAGCAATCTTATCTTTTGTAGCTAAATCTCTACATTCATTACTACAATAAATTTGATAAGTTACTTTTGGAGTGAACCTTTTATCACACCTTTCACACTGCTTCACTTAGTTTCTCCAGGGGCTCTATCTTTACTGTTCCTGGTTCGGCCAAAGCACAGGCAGTTTTTAATGGACATGCTTTACATATCTTAGAGTTGGATCTATAATTTTTTTGAGGAATCTCTTTATCTTTCCAAGACTTTCTAACACGTCTCATCCAGTCAAAGCTTGTTTCAATCCATTTAATATAATGATCATTTACCTCTATTGGAAATACGAGAAGATCATGATTATTTTTGTTTTCATATATAAGTACACCCTTAGACTTCTTTAATATTTTCATATAAATAAGAAGTTGCATAATATTACTAAGTTTTGGTTTACCGTGCAGCTTGTGGTACTCAAAGGCATCGCTAGACATTGTTTTAATTTCTCCAACAATCTCTTCGCCTTCCCAGTTCAACATAGCATCTCCATAACCAAAAATCGGTGGATCACTATGAGTTACCTTAAACTCTGTTGTTGGCTTATTGTCATCATCTAAATATTCTATAGCAATGCCCGAATCTAACATAGCCTGCTGAATTCTATCATGTGACTTAGTTCCAGCGGTCATATTGGCAACGCTGTATGGTGTATCAGTACTTTCAAATACATTACCCTCAAAAGCTAAGTACCAATATCTAGCACATTCACCATGATTCCAAACTAAAGTTGATGGTGCAAATGTTTTTTTAGTTTGATGTTTATTTTCACGCTTTGCAATATATCCAGAATTGATCTTATTGATAAGAGCTTCTGTGTCTAGTATTTCTACCCTGTCTTCAGGCCTCATCATAATTTGCTTTATTAAATTCTTACTCATTTATAATCCTTTTTATATATTATATCATTAACGCATTATGTACTTTAGCGCTGAGACAAGATCATTTATTGCTTCTGCTGCAGTGTAATAAATATTTTTTTTGCCTCTATCAGACTTATCTACATTAGTCATCCATGTAGCCCTAAATGCCATTTTTGCTGCGATAGCCTGTAGTCTTACAATCTCTAGGCTGGCTACCTGTGGCGGTATATCTGGTTTAACAATAAGCTTAGCAATCATAGTTAGGGCTGTGGTGAGTTCCTCATCATTCATGTAATCTGCGATTTCAGACAACCCATTTATCATATCTATAGTTGTTTTTGGCGACTCAGTTTTCTCTACCATTTTTTTCCTCCCACGTTAACTGATCTAGTAAATCAAATTCTATTATAGCAAGTCTTGTTTTCTTATTTCCTTCTCCAAGTATTAAAACTATCGCTGGTGATTTGTCTGTTCCAGCCTTGATAGAATCTGTAACAGCTTTAGCCCATACATCTTGGTTAACAGTAAAAGACTTTGCAGATTCTTTAAAATCTACAACAAAGTTTCTCCAAGTAGCATCCCCCTTCTTAGTATTTCTACCAGAATTTTTATGCTGCTTTGCTCCAATTCTTTTACTCTCGTTCTTTTCGCTCATAGTCCTTTTTCTTTTTATATCCTACTTGAAATACTTGTACCTCTGTTAAGTGTTTATCAGAACACAGCCATGTACCCTTGCCTGTTAGAGTATATAGTCTCATGTTTGTAACTTCTTTTTTACAAGTCTTGCACATAAACTTACCTTGATAAACACTAAAATTATTAGACATTTGATAGTTTATTCTTTAATGATTCCTGTAAATCTAAGTCTTCTTTAACACGATTAATTAATCCTTCTCTGCCTTGAACTTTTGTACCATCTTCTAATTGATACCATGCACCAGTTCTATTAACAAGACCAGCAAGCTCAGCGGTATCGACAAGATCGCCAACAGTATCAATGCCAAGGTTATCACCTCTAAAATAGAAATCATATTCACCACTCTGGAAGGCAGGCGAAGTTTTAGAGAACTGTAATTCCCAACGAACTTTCCTACCAATTTTTTCCTCAATAAGTTTATCTCCGACATGTATTTTTCCTTTTATTGCCTGATTGTCTGATTCAGATGAGAATAACTTAATTACTGTAGATGAATAAAATTTAGTAGCCTGCCCACCAGTTGGTTGCTGACTTGTATACATAGCACTAATATTATTTCTTGATTGAGAAATAAGAACAAAAAGTGTTGGCTTAACTTTATTATTTGCATAGTTAATCATCTTCCATGCATTACTAAAATCACGAGACTCTGCACCAATTTGTTTTGTATTTTCTAATTGCTTTAGTTCTTCTGAATCTTTTTCAAAATATATTGCTGGAAGAAGAGAGGTAATTGAGTCTACTACTATAAGATCTACGCCTGCTTCCATAAGATTAATACCAACATCAACCATTTCATTAATTGTTCTTGCTTGTGAGACAATTAGCTTCGATGTGTCTACCCCTAGTTTTTCAGCCCAGTCTTTATCATAAGACATTTCTGCATCAATCCATGCACAGACCTTACCTTCTTTCTGTGCTAGTCCAATCATTTGCAAACATAAAGACGACTTTGCACTTGACTTGCTTCCCCAGATAAGAATCTGACGTCCATAAGGCAAGCCACCATTTAAAGCACGATTTAATCCAAAACTAGGTGTTGCTGCATATTCTGTTTTTGGAACAGCATCTCCAACTAAAACATTTTTTCTAAGCTTAGGATTAAGTTGAGACAAAACATCTTCAATAGTTAATGTCATTAGAATCTTACCCCATGCTTCTTTGGTCTATGTGTATTTCTTTCCATCTTTTCTTTAATAGCATAATCAAGAGATTTTGTTACATACCCTGCCTCTGCCATACCTGCATATAGATCTAGTGTGCGAATAATAATATCTGCAAACTCATCAGATATTTGTTCTGGATCCATCTCCTTACGAACAGCCTCCATAGCTTCAGATACTTCTGAAACAATCATCATCATTTGCTTTGCTAAAAAGATAGGATCTGCGGTTCTATCCCAAAATCCTTTATCCACAGCATTTTTATGTATCTCTTCTGCTAAATCATCAAACATTTATTACATCCTCCATTATCACTGTTCCATCTTTTGTTTTACCAAACTCAAACTTATAAACATTTCCTGGCTCTACATTCATGTATGCTTTTGCAAATGATGTTGGAAATACTGTAACTGCATGTAATTCTCTACCTGCATCTGCCAGAGTAAGTGATGCCATTTTTTTACCAGCTTTTGTTACTCGTGGCTTAAATGAAACAACAAACATTTCATCATCTTTGTATGGCAACATTTTATAATTTAAAAACTTAATTAGTGGATCTTTAGAATCCTTTATTTCATCGGCAGGTATTGCAGATACAACCCTATTGTCATTTGCAAGAATAATATAAGTGCGACCAGCCTCAATGCTGGTATTTTCTTCATCAAATATACCAACACTTCCAGTTTTATCTAGCAACTCTACCCTTGACCATCCTTTTGATCTCTTAATTGATTTTACCATACCCATCAATATGAATGCACCCTTTTCTTCATACTCTTCAATATCATTAATATATGCATAATAATGTTGTGGTACAGAAATATTAAACTCAGGGAGATTTAGATATTCATATAGATTTTCTTTTACTTCTTGTGGGTTAGCAGGATTATCTGGAAAAGTTGCTGCACCAATTGATTTTAATGCTTGTAGAGCTCTGCTGTTAACTCCATTACCTTTTGTAAAGGTAAACTCTTCCAATTCTTTGTAGGATTTGAAAGGGCGACTACTAATATATCTTTCTGCAATTTTATCAGAGATGAATTTAACAGCTGAGAGTCCAAACCGAATACCCTTACCCTCAATCTTAAAATCAATGTCCGAATCATTAATGTGTGGCAACTTAATCGAAATGCCCATTCGCTTTGCTTCAATTAAATACTCCGTTCTTGCA